TATAATAGCTCCTGTTAAATCAGCCTCGTTCAAAATTGGAGGATATTGTATATATGAAGATCCTTTAAATGATGCATTTTTAAGATTGGAATTGCTGAAATTAGAGTTTTCAAACAAAGCCCTAATAATACAATTAGATAAATTAGCATAACAAAAATTACATTCATTCAAAATCGAGTTTTTAAAAGAACAGTTTTCCAATACAGCCTGAGACAAATCACTCATCCTGAGATCTGTATCATCAAGCACTGCTCCAGAAAAATTTACTGATGATAAATTCAGCCCTACAAGACTTAGACCTGACAAGTCACATCCAGAGTAATTCAATTCTTCAGCAGACTCTTCACCCGTTCGGTTAGCTGACAACCAAATTAAGTCAGCAGTAAGCTCAGCTTTGCTCAGGCAGGCACGGCCTTGACTGACATCATATGCAAGGAATTGACATTGCGATTCATTTAATGAATTACAGCCATTTAAATATACGGAATTTCTGAGTGCCTCAGGAAAGGAACCTTCTATATGTTTCAAAGAACTACAATGGCATAAAGATAAATTAATGACATTTTCAGGTATGCTGCAATTTATAACCTCTAATGATGAGCATCCAACCATACTTAATGAAGATAAGTTGGGGGGTAAGCAGTTTATTGATTTAAGCTCTGTACATCCATTCAAAACCAGTTCTTTCAGAGAACCTGGAAGCAAGTCTGGTAATGTTGTTATTGGCTCACTGATTGATAAAGTCTCTCCATTAGTACTTATAACATCAAGTATTTTTGATGCAACCTCATGACGATTTTCGCTAAATTCTCCCTCAGCGCACCACTTTTCGAGGGCAACTTCAACATCCTCGTTAGATGGTGAATCTACAGGACTTTCAAAAGATATTACTCCAGAATTTACAGAGATATTTGTAGTGGGCAGCATTTATCTCACTCCTTTTTACTTAGTCCACTAAAGTAAAATTAGAAAACACAACTGCCGGGACAACTTTCTGTCCCTGTACCCACAAATAAGATGTCAGATTTATCGGCATTAATTTAACTCCCTATTGAATTATCTCCTCTTTTTTATCTAACAAATATTCCCCGGACATGACAACAAAAACCGGAGCCGGACTCCGGTTTTGTGAAGCTGTCGGGTTACTTCATCCCGCCAATATTTTCCCACCTCCCGTCAGCACGCAGGATTTGCAGCGGTCTTACCACACACTGTATCTGCTTTTTATCCGCATCCAGTATCACCACCTGCGTGATTACCCTGTCCTGCTCCGGGATAATGCCATTCTCATCTGACTCCAGAATGTCTGCCGGTCCCAGTCGCAGCTGTGCTGTAAGTAACTCCCCGTCTTCACGGTCATCATGCTTTCCGCAACCGCACAGACGCTGCATAATTTTTTTTAATATGTTCATGTCATTCTCCTGTTCTGCCTGTATCACTGCCCACTTCATCCAGCCCCTTAACATCCTGCCACGGCCCGTCACCAAACTGACCTGCAAATGCTGAAAAAAACCCTGAACCCGTGTGGCATCTTTGGGGGCAAGAAAGGTCAGTCCGGTGATGAGTGCGCCATCTGTATCCGGGAACCAGCCATGGCTGTTTGTCTCAATAATGTTTCCCGGCCCAGACGGAACCGTATTTGTGTCTCCCCCGGGTCGCCCTTCGGCCCCTGAGGTCCGGTTGCCCCGACAGGGCCGGTGTCACCGCGCTCTCCCTTATCACCCTTCGGCCCCTGAGGACCCGCGGGCCCCTGTTCCCCTTTGGCCCGGGAGGTCCCACCACGGTGGGGATTCGGTTTACGGCCTCTTCCGCCGCTATCCTGCTTTGTTCCGCTGACTGTGCGCTTTCTGCTGACTCCCGGGCTTTTTCTGTTGCGGTCGTTGCATCCCTGGCTGCATTACCGGCTGCACTTTCTGCCGTCTTTCTTGACAATTCAGCTTCTGCTGCACTTTGTGATGACTCACTGGCTTTTTGAGCGGCCGCAGAAGCCGAGGACGAGGACGCCTCCTCTGACTGCTTTGCAGCGGCTGCACTTTCTGCCGCCTGCCGGGCTGACTCCGATGCCTCCCCTGCTGAAGTGTCAGCATTTGCCGCGCTCTCTTCTGCCTGACTGGCTGATATGCCGGCATTCCTCGCTGACGTCTCCGCCTCTCCGGCATTCTTCTTCGCCTCCTCAGCGTGACGCGCCACCTCTTCCACCATCAGTTCAAAACGGCGCAGTGCCTCCGGCCGGACGTCATCCTCCGACATGGCACCGAGAAAATCATTCAGCGTACCGGGTTGAGAATCTTCATACACGGTGATGGTCCCGGCATGTGACGGCGGGAATCCTTCCACCAACAGAATGACTCTGTACTGACCGTACTCAACGTCCATGCTGTAACGACCGGCTTCATCCGGATTTTCAGAGGCCACCGTGTTCACCACCACCGTGCTGCTGGTCCGTCTGGCTTTCAGTTGAATGGTGCAGTTCTCTACCGGTTTTCCTGTGCCGTCTTTCAGTACACCTGAAATCTTTACTGCCATATTCACCCCACAAAAAAGCCCGCCTGAACCGGCGGGCTGTCATAACACTGTGTTACCTGGCTAATCAGAACTTATAACCGACACCCACGATGAAACCGTCAGTGCGCCAGTCGCCACTGCCGGAGCCTTCATAAGCAATATCAATGGCCACGGATTCGGTCGGGTTAAACTGCACGCCAGCTCCCCACGCCAGAGACGTGTTGCTGTGGCGACCGTCATCACTTCCGGTCAGCACATCATGCGTTTTCCCCTTGTTGTCGGTCACCTGCAGATAATCTCCGGAGAAAGTCGACACACGGCTGTAAGACACACCCGCCATCGCATACGCGCTGAACCATTCATTCACGCGCACAGACGGCCCCGCCATTACGCTGAACCAGCGGTTACGAACGGAATCTTCATGCCAGCGGGTATCGCTGTAATGGGTCAGCTGGCGATTCCTGTCTCCTGCATAGCTGAACGACGTCACCATCCCCAGTGTGTCCGTAAACTCATAACGGTATTTCACGTTAATCCCGTTCAGTTCATCGCTGCCGGGAACGTTCGTCGAGACATGAAGATACCCCGCGCTCAGCGTGGACTGATGTTCAGACGCCCATGCAGGCGCACCGGATACGGCCAGACAGATGGCTGCGGACAAAATGGCGGCATAAAGTTTACGCATAATTACCTCTCGCTTTTCTGCAATAAAAAAGGCGTCATTTCTGACGCCCGTTATGGGTTATAAAATTCAGCTGATACTGATACCTGCTGTGGATTTTTTCATCACCACAACCAGCAGATCGCTGATACTGGTTGTTGGTGTCCAGTTATTCGCTCCTGATGAAGATACGGTGAATGTCAGTGTCAGCGTCCCCTGTCCGGCAGGCATATCTATAACTGAAGAAAATACGCCCTGAGCATCCGTCGTGGACTGATTAAAAATCTCCTGACCATTGCGGGTCACTCTTAACCGGCAGGTTGAATACCGGTATGACTGTTGGTTATTACTGTTGAAATTCTCATGCTTACCACCGCGGAATAACACTGGCGGTATCATGACCTGCCGGTCAAACTTCTGATCATCACTGATTCTTACCGTGATGGTGCCACTGGCATAAGTGCTCGTGCGGGGGAAAGACTTGCTGACCGTTTTGACAATATCGCCTTCAATCTGGTTGGCTGACAGTTTCCCCTTAATCTGACAGTTCTCATTAATCGTGACGTTGTTGAGCGTCCCTGAGTTCGCATTCACACTGCCACTGATATCCGCATTTTTCGCCGTCAGTCGCCCGTCCGGCGTCAGGGAAAACGTCGGGGGGTTGCCGGATGACGTGATACTCACCGCAAACAGTCGTTTCAGGAACACGTCGTTCATGAACAGCTGATTCCCCTGCGCCACAAATAACGGCGTGCTGTTGCCGCTCTCCGGATTTATCATCGCGATACGGTCAGCCAGCAGCAGTATGTTGCTCAGTGGCTGGCCATCAGTATCCTCAATCCCTGCACCAATCCCGGCCACATAGGGGAATGCCGTCTTTCGTTTTTGTAACCTTTCAGCATGTACAGCGCAGCCAGGTCATCATTTGTGTCCTTCTGCACGCGCTGTATCTGCTGTATGGTGGCGCTCTGGTTCTCCAGTGTTTTGTTGACCGTCTGTGTGATTTCATTGCGGGTTTCCGTGATGCTGGTCTTCATCTCCGCCATCTCATCTGCAAGCTGGCTGTTATCTATCAGTTCCCACAACCCCTGAGCCAGATGCAGTTTTCCTATTTTTCCCGGAAAAATTCCAGATACCCTTCACCATCATTGCTGGGCTGCCCGCTGACTTCCACAAACGCAGATTTCCCCACCAGGTTGACGCTGCGCACGTAAAACCAGAAATCCTTCCCGGGCTTAATGTGCGGGCCGGATACACTCCACTGACTGCCGGTCCCCAGATAACTGGCAGAGGTTTCCACCTGAGATGTGTCTGCGATTTTTGCCTCCGAAAACCAGAACT